AGCAATAGTAGCATTGGCAATAGTGCCACCGTTGATGTCAGCAGTGTCAGCAGCGAGTCCATCAGCCGTGATAGTGCCAGTAACATCTACGCCTGTGCTGGTTGTGGCGAGTTTGGTTGAGCCATTGTTGTCTAGAACTACACCGCTAGGCCCTGTTGTGGTGGTTACAGTAGCGCCTGATAACGAAACTTGATCGTTGCCTTGTACAAGGGCCACTGCGCCATCTACATTTAGATTTGACCCAGAGGAAGCCACGTTTATTAAGCCAGAGGTACCCAAACTAATGTTCGCACCGACTTGACTAATAATAAAATTAGCTGATTGCGACGGATCGTGATAAATCTGCAAATCACTGCCAGCACCAAAGATGGCCTTGTCGTTGTCGCCGAAGGACACATCGCCAGTAAACGAACCAGTCGTAAAACTACCCGCCGCAGGTGTTGAGCCGCCGATCACTGTACCGTCAATATTACCAGCATTAATATCTGCTGTGTCAGCTACAAGGCTGTCAATGTTAGCAGTGCCATCAATGTACAAATCTTTAAACTGCAATGCAGCAGTACCCAAACTCATAGTGTTCGTAGTCTTAGGTGCAACCTCAGTGATGGTTACATTAATGTCTTGCGCTGGGCCTACAACAGAAATTGCACCACCTTCACCAACAGTACCGTCATGCGTATGGCCAGACGTTTCATTAAACGCAGTTTGGAGGGAATCAAATTCACCATCCAAGTCTGCTGCGTTAATGACGTTACCGTCTGCAATGTTATTACCAGTGTCGTTACGAGTGTAACCAGCCATGTTATTATTCCTTACTGTCTATCATGTGATGCGTAGTCTAATACAATAGCATCTAAAGAGAATGGTGGATCTGTACCTTCAAATACATACTGCACTGATACAACAAAGCCAGAACCTTGTACTTGATTATCAAATAGTGAAACAAGCTTACCACCATAAATAGCTGTACCATACGTCGATACACCATAGAATGCAGCAGTAGCCACATTGTTTGTCATGGTAACAGCAGTAGGTTGAATGACACTAGGTCCATCAAAGTCATACTTAAGAGAAGCTGCGCCATTAACTGCACCCTCTGGGTCTACATATGTAGCAAGCTTATACATAGTCTTACGTAGTCGTGGGTCATTGATTGAAAAGTATGGTGTGCTAAATGTAGCACTAATTACTTCACCATCAAAGCTATTGCCAGACTCCATGCGATACACATAACCATCTGAGTTGGCAAAGGTGATAACTTCTGCAACAGCATCTGTTGAGTAAATGCTATCCGCTACGTAAGCTCGAATACCACGAAGCTCAGCCCATGCCATACCTTGTGATGTTTGGTCAGCAAACTGCGTACCTAAAATACCTTGTGCGCTTGCATCTGAAATACTAGCAGTATAACCAAGAACACGATACTGGTTCTTCTCACGAATAACACAACTACAAATGTTTGTATTAGAAGAAAAGAATGACACTGTTTCACTTTGGATTGGGCGTGAAGCAACAGCTAAACCAAAGTCACCAATCTTGTCTGTAGCAGATAGCATACGAATGCCATCTACAGCCACAAACATAATGTCACCACCAACTTCTTGCATAGAGTCTTCTTCAATACAACCAATATCTAATGTAATAGGTTGTAGTAAAAAGTCTCCTACACTAGAACCTGTAAGGCGGAATATTTTGCTACGACTAAAAATGATTAACTGGTCACGATACACAATTAGACCAGTAATGCCATGTGAGATATTAATTGTACCAGCACCTAAAGCTACGTCAAAGGATGTGTTATCATATGGTGCAGTGAAAGTAAGGTTGTTGCCCTTAGCAAGAAACATATGGCTCTTAAACTCAGCAACATGATTAGCACCAATTACATCTGCGGGTGCGTCATTCAATACAGTAAAGGTAGTGCCATCATACAAGAAAGGAGCATTATTACCGTCTACACCCATGAGAGTCGGTGTATTGCTAAAGTTATGTCTAACAAATCTGTGCTTACCACCATCAGCACGATCTGTACTCAGAAATGTAATTACAGCATTGTCAGCAGGGCTAGAAGCAAGAGAAGGCGTTATAGTAAGTGTTGTAGCGCCCGCAGTAACAGTAGGCGTTGCTGTAATAGTGTAGACCTTTTCAATGCCAGCAATAGTAAATGTATCACCCTGTTGCGGTACAGAGTCTAAGCCATCAATGTTCAAACTAGTGCCTGTTTGACTACCGCCAGCAATCAACGGTGTGCCATAGTCAGGTACGTTAATCTTAGTCCAGCCACTACCACTAGACTCATACAGATCAGCACCACGATACACTACGGCCTTTTGCTTAAAGTAGATAAGCCCTTCAATCAGATCAGATGTATTACCAAATGTAATAGCAGCCTTATCAGCAGGGCTTGAATCTAGTGCAGGTGTAATGACTAAGCTAACAGTCTTATTTGTGTTATTATATGTAATACCACCAGAAGCAATAGTATATGTACCATCAACGCCATCAATGGTAAATGTATCACCAACTACAGGTGTGCGATATATGTTAGCTAATTCAAGTGAGGTACCTGTCTGCCCACTACCTTGAACAAGAACGTCACCGTAAGGTGGTACATATGTAGCATCAAACTTTGTGTAACCTTCAATACGGCGATAGCCACCCTCAATGGATGGCTCAAAGTTACGCATAACCCTAGCTGAACCGGGTGAGTTAATGCCCTGCTGCAATGGACTGATGTTAGTAATCAGACCACCTTTAAATTCAACAGGAAATGATTGCCATGCTGTAGGCATTAAACAGTCCTTGGACCAGAGATACTCATAGATGAACCCAAGTTAACACGGGTGTCACGTAGGTAATCATAACGATTGATGTATAGAGAACGCATATTCTTGATTGCGTCTTCAAACTTGCCTAGCTGTAATGCAGCATCTTGGTTGTTACCACGGAAGATGTAGCAATGGTACATAGAGCCTTCAAGCACAACGTAACGAAATTGCTCTGGCAAACTTGGCACATCTGAATAGCTAACCAGATCTACTGGTAAACGATAGTATTCATATGCAAGAGTGTAAGCTTTATCAGGAGGTGGCACTAAGCCAAACTCTTGGCTAGGAGTACGGAACACCATCTTAGGTATAGAACGTACACCCGTATTGCTAGAGTTATACTCATAGTCTACATATTTGTCAAGGTATTCTTCATATGAAATGATCTTAAGTTTTTGTGTGGCATTACCAAGTGTATCATCTCGTTTAATGCGGAAGCTTTCAAGATCAACAGTCTTAGCATCATAAGGATAAGAGTAACGCACTAGACCGGGAGTTAGTGTCTCGTCACGATCAACATGGTTAAAAGGCCACTCAAACTGCATCTGATTAATGCTACGGATAGCTGCATTGACAGAATCCTTAGCAGCACTATAGAAGCCTACAGCATTAGCAAAGTTGCTTTGAGTAAGCTCAACTTCATTTAAACGCCTATTGACATCATTAACCAAGCCAAGAAAGTTATATGCCATTTACTTGTCCTTTATGCCTAGTACAATAGTACGTTCAAACTGCAAACCATTTGATGTACCAATACGGCAGATTATGTTATACTTAATATTATTCGTACCTAGACCAAGGTTAATAGTAGCCACAGTACTTGTATTGGTCTGTGCAATCATCTGCAAACCATTCACTACATCTGTAGGTTCTACCTGAACAGGAGTACCTGTAGCATCTTGAATGAACCACGTAACAGAAGTAATAGTAGTGTTTACAAGAATGCGTGACCAGTCTACGCTGTAGTCTAGTGTTTCGTTCTTATCTTTATCTGGCCACTTGTATGACATAGTATCTTATCCTTTAGGCTGCAATATATACAACTCTACTGGTGTTAAACTCAATAAGTCTAAGCACACGATCTTCTGCTTCAATGTTAACCCGCCTGTTGCCATCGAAGCTAACAATAAGTGCAACACGTGTCCTATTGTAATTGTCCTTACCTGCTTCAAAGTCAAAGGATGTAGTAGCTGTGCTAAGAGTATTCACTGTTCCTGTGGCAGTATTTCCAGTTATACTAGCATTAGCAGCACCCGTAGATGTAACATTTCTTAAAGAAGCAGTAGCTACGACAGACGGTATTACCTTATTTGCTACAGCAATGAGTGTTACATCATTGACATTGCCTGTTGCAGATACACCAGTTATATTAGCTGTGTTGCTTACATACGCATAGACATCATTGAGTGCAGTAGTAGCAGCAACACCGGTAAGATTAACCGTTACAACATTACGTGCTACAATAGTGTTAACTATACCAGTAGATACAACACTTGGCAAGGTAATAGTGCTAGTTGTAGTGTTAGTCAGCGTACCAACTGCACCTGTAGCCACAACACCATTTATGTTTGCTGTGTTGCTTACATAGCTGTCTACATTATTAGCAGTGCCTGTAGCAGATACACCTGTAATAGATACTAATGTATTGGCCTTAGGTATAACAGCAGTAACAACACCTGTACCAACAGCAGAACCTGAAATAGCAATAGCAGAGCTTGTCAGTACGCTTAGTGTACCAGTCGCACTACTTGCACTTACACCATTTATCTGAACAGAAGAAGCTGCGCTGGGCGTTACATCATTAGCTGCACTTGTAGCTGATACACCAGTTAATGAAACTGTAGTGTCAGCCTTAGCAGTAATTGTTCCTACATTACCTGTAGCAGATACACTATTAAGATTTGTTGTAATTCCTTGAAGTGCTGTGACATTACCAATAGCACCTGTCGCTTGTACACCTGTAACTGCAATGTTAGCTATCGTAGTAATACTAGGTGTATTTACTGAGCCAGTAGCTGACACACCTAGTAGATGTGTTGTTATGCCAATACTGGTAGTGACACTATTCACAGAGCCTGTAGCACTAACACCAGTAAGCGTTGTAGATGCAGGTACAACCGCTTCTACTAGACCATCATCACCTATAGGTGCAGAGGCTAATGGTGAGAAACCTAGCATCTATTTACTCCGGCTTAGCTGGCCATACTACACTAAAAGGAAAACCATCTTGGTTTGTTACATCACGGAGATCCTGACGATATACTTGCCACGCAGCTTGATTGACAGGTGCATCAGATACTTGTGTCCAGTCACACTCAGAGAGCAGTGTATTGCGTTCTTGACGTACCTCTGAGGCAAGACGTTCTGGTTCTTGTGCAGCCACAAGTGCTTCTTCTGCCTG